ATGATTCAGTACGAGAAAGTGGTACCGAACCACCGCATCGACGTTTTTGCCGCTGATGTATTCGCGACGGTCAGAATGCTCGAGGATCTGGAGCGGCATCAGAAGGCAAGGAAGTGGTTAGATTGAAATTGAAAGATTTATTCAGGCCGCCTAACCGGCGCGGCGCGTCCGGTGTTGCGTTTACTAACTCGAAGGCTTGGGACGTCTTTGTCAATGATGGATATAGACCAATTAGCCAATGCGCCGAGGTCCGCATGTGCGTCGGAGTATATGCTGATTTAATCGGGTCTATGACTATTCATTTGATGGCAAACGGGAAAACCGGCGACACCCGGATAAAAAACGAGCTCTCTCGAAAAATCGACATAAATCCGTCGTCAATGATGACACGTCAGCAGTTTATTTCTGCGGTCGTTTGGCAGCTCCTGATGGACGGTAACTGTGTCGTGTACCCGGTTTACGATGGAGATTATCTCACCGACCTGCGTCTGTTTGAGCCGAGTAAGACGTCGATCATTGACCGGCCTGACGGCGGCTATTTTATCAGATATGGTGACAGGACGTTTAATCCTGACGAGGTTCTTCATTTCGTTTATCGACCGGATCCGGAGCACCCGTACCGAGGCATGGGGAATTCTCTATCACTTCGGGACGTGGTTGGTTCGCTGCGTCAAGCCGACCAAACTCGGCGGGCGTTGTTGCAGTCTCCGGCTCCGTCTATCATTGTTAAGGTGGACGGCCTGAGCGAAGATTTCGCGTCATCTGAAGGTCGTAGGCGACTCTCTGAGCAATATTTTGAGGCATCGGAAGCGGGCCGGCCGTGGTTCATTCCAAGCGAAGCATTCGCGGTGGACCAAGTCAAACCGTTAACCATGCAGGACCTTGCGCTCGAACCGTCTATGACTCTGGACAAGCGCGCTCTGGCTGCCATTTTCGGCGTACCGCCTCATATGGTGGGCGTCGGTGAATATAGCGCCGGCGAGGTCAATCATTTTATTTCAACAAATCTCATGGCCGTGGCCAAGGCTATTGAGCAAGAATTGACCAGAAAGCTTTTAATTTCTCCGTCGCTGTATTTCCGCTTTAATCCGCGCTCGCTCTACAGTTATTCCACCACCGAGCTCGTCTCGGCCGGAGTCAGTATGATCGACCGCAATGCCATGCGCAGAAATGAACTGCGCGATTGGATCGGCCTGCCACCTGACCCGGAAATGGACGAGCTTCTGGCGCTGGAGAATTACCTGCCTGTGTCCGAGCTCGGCAATCAAAAAAAGCTGAAAGGAGGAGATGAAAATAATGAGTCGTGACAATCGTATTGTTAACGAACGAGAAACGCATTTTGATGTCCGCGATGAATCCGGCAAAAAAACCATCAGTGGTTATTTTGCTGTATTCGGATCCGACTACAACATAGGGCCGGGTATGTCTGAAAGCGTCGACGCTCACGCTTTTGATGGCGCTATGAATGACGACGTTCGTGTTTTGATGAATCACGACACGACGCTGGTCCTCGGCAGAACCACTGCCGGAACCGCTCGGCTCCGCGTTGACGATCATGGTCTATATGGCGAGGTTGATATAAACGAAGCTGATTCTGACGCCATGAATGCTTGGGCGCGTGTCCAGCGCGGCGACGTGAGCCAGTGCTCGTTCGGCTTTGATATTCTCGACGAAGACTGTACGTTCCGCGATGATGGGAGCACCCATTGGACCATTAAGGCTGTTCGGCTTTATGAGGTTTCTGTATGTACGTTCCCGGCCTACTCTGCGACCAGTGTCAGCGCTCGTGCTGATGACCGCGAAGCCGCGAAGAAGGCTCACGTTGACGCGTGGGCTGGATCTCTTATTAAACGTTTGGAGGTTTGCAAATGCTGCGACAACTGATTTTGAACAACAAAATCACAAAACTGCGCAGCGAGCTTTCTGCTCTGGTGAACGCTAATGATGCGCTGGCCGTCAAACGGTCCGAGCTGAATAAGCGCGAGGAGGAGCTCGCGTCCGCGCTCCGGGAGGTAACTCCCGAGATTTCTGCCGACGACCAGAAGGTCCTTGAGGATCAGGTCGATGCTCTTGAAAACGACGTTAAAACCCAAAATGACGCGGAGTCTGCTAATGATGCGGAGCGCGCGTCCATCGAGGCTCAGATTGCATCCTTGCAGGCCGAGCTCGATTCTATGAACGAGCGAGCCGACGTCGCTCGCGCAATTCCTGAAAATGATAATATTGAAAGGACGAATGATAAAATGGAGACTCGTGAATTCTTCGGCCGCAGTGCTGAAATGCTGACCCGTGATGACGTTAAGGGCTTTATCACCCGCGTACGTGAAGCTCGCATGCAGAACCGCTCTGTGACCAATGCTGACCTGCTGATTCCGGACGTACTGCTGCCCATTCTGCGTGAGGTAGCTGCCGAGGAGAGCAAGCTGCTGAAGCACGTCAATGTTAAGGCCGTTGCTGGCACCAGCCGTCAGAACGTTCTTGGCGCCGTTCCTCAGGCCGTCTGGACCGAGGCCACCGGAAAGATCAACACCATCAGCTTCGGCGCTTATCAGGTCGAGCTGGACGGTTATAAGGTTGCCGGCATGATCGCGGTACCGAACGCAACGCTGGAGGACGCCAGCGACCTCGATCTGGCGACCGAATGCCTGACCATGATTGGTCGCGCAATCGGCAAGGCACTGGACATGGCCATTCTGTATGGCACCGGCACCAAAATGCCGCTGGGCATCGTCACCCGTCTGGCCCAGACTGCTCAGCCCTCTGGTTATCCTTCCAAGGCGCGCGCTTGGGCCGACCTGCATACCAGCAACGTCATTACCATCGCTTCCACCAAGACCGACGCGGCTCTGTTTAAGGCCATCGTCGAGGCCACCGGTGCTGTCCACAACAGTTATGCTTCTGGTGGTCTGTTCTGGGCCTGCAACCAGAAGACCTTCACCAAGCTGCAGAGCGCTGCTCTGTCCATCAATGCTGCCGGTGCTATCGTGTCCGGTGCTACCATGACCATGCCTGTCGTCGGCGGTGCCATCGAGCTGCTCGACTTCATTCCTGATGACAACATCATCTTTGGTTATGGTGAGGAGTATGTTCTCGCCGAGCGCAAGGGCACCCAGCTCGCCGTCTCCACCGACGTCTATTTCGCCGAGGATCAGACTGCTTTCCGCGGCACCGCTCGCTACGACGGTACTCCCGTTATCGCTGAAGGTTTCGCAATCATTGGCATCGGCGGCACCGCTCCCACCACCAGCTCCGCTGTGACTTTCGCGACCGATTCTGCTAACGCTGAATAATCCAGATTGGACGCCGGGTAATCACCCGGCGTCCTATTTGAAAGGAGCACTATGTTTGACCCGACGAACGCGCTTGCGCTGGTAAAGGCTCGGCTGGATCGGCTGCCAAGCGACACTACTCTGGACGCGGTTCTGGCCGCGCGTATTGACGCCGCTGCGGAGGAGCTGGGCAACAAGGGCATCCATCTCAATGGGTCGGCTAATGACACCGAGCTGCTGGTCGACCTTGCGGTTTATAACTATCGCTGCCGTGACTCCAGTGGTGGCATGCCTGAATGGCTCAGGTATCGAATCCGCGAGCGCTGGCTTAATGACAGGAGGTCCTCAGATGATACTTGACGAGGGCATCTGTTCTGTTTTCGCAAAGGTAAACACCGCGGGTGCCGGCTTAAAACCTGTATATGGTTATGTACTCAAATGCAAAGGCTGGTTCGCGTCTTTGTCATTTACGACGCTCCCAAACTACCGCATCGGGTCGCGCGAGGAGCGCAACGTGTCAAAACGAATCAGGATCCTGAGAAATGATTCCGTGACTAATCATGATTGTGTCGTGCTCGCTGACGTTTCTTCCGTTGCTGCTGATGCTGTCCGTTATGAGGTCACGCGCGCTTATCATGGAACCGAGGACGAAACCGGGACGCTGATCACCGACATTGATTTGGAGGTGATATCTCCGTGACGGTTATGGATATTAAGGCTCTGGTTCTGTCCGCGGACCCTGATGCCCAGCATTATGAGTCGACCTCTGATAGTGATGACTACACCGTATGGGCCGAGCGTCGAAAGTTGCCGGCCACAGCTGATGACGTCCATCTCACCGGGTGGGCTTTTGATATCGATAGATATACTCGTCAGGAATTTGACGAGATTGCATCTAAGATAGAATCCGTTCTGGACGGGTGGACGTCTGCATGCATCGCATATCAGTATACGGTCGATTATGATAACCA